ATGTCTATCTTGTTCTTGAATTGCACATCGTCAAAATCATCGGAGTCCAGTTTGCCTTTTTTCTTCAGTGTCTTGTTCAACTTCTTCAGCGTGGTCTTGTTAACCTCATGCACGTCACCGTGTGCTGTCTTCATTCTCTTCTGGTATGACGGTCCTGCGGTCTCGTTCTCGTTCTGTCTCGTGAAACTTGGCATCATGCCGTTGAACTCCAGTAGGTCGTCCCTGATCGCTTGGTTTTTCTTTTCTATGTTGAGTATCCTCGTGAAACTGTTTGTTATCGCCGCCGTGTAGTATGCGAAAGGGTTGTCTGACTTTGATTCGTCGAACTGTAGTCCGATCTGACTCAACTGCATCAACGCCTGTGACTGCATTTCGTCATTGTAGGTGTAACCCCTCCAGTTGGCCCTGGTACCATACCTCTCACACAGTTTCATGTACATCATGGCCAATTGGTTGGTCATCTTGCCATGGTCCACTGAGAAGTGTCCGTTGTCCATTCCGCCGACCCAGTGTGATTTGCCCACGCACACCAGTTTGTCCTTGACGTCGAACTTGTAGTGTTGGAACGGAGGGAAGTTGACTTTAGTGTGGTGGTCTGCCACGGTCTTGGGGTTTCGTTTCCTCTCGTCGTCCATGGGCACGTGATCAAACATCATGACCCTGAACACCAGATCCGTCTTGTCTATCTTCCTGGGACTGACTGTGTAGTCCACTAATTTTATTTTCTTAAGTCCGGCCGCCTTGGCCTCTTCCCACGCTTCCTGTGTCAGTCTCTTGGCCTTGGCCTTGCGTGCCTGTGCCACAGCACTGGCATTGACTTTCTTGAGGTTGGGCACTATGAGGTCATACTGTGCGTCCTCGGGTGCGACATATGAGCAGTAGGTGTTCTTGCTGGCGTGTATCTGTGCCAGCAGATCTCGGTTGTTTAGGTACTTGACTCTTTTCATAATTTGTTCTCTTTATATTGTGTTGATTCGTGTCGTATGGTGAATTAAGTGCGCCTAAAATAATGCCTATAAATATAGTTAAAGTATACGAAATTTTACAAAGGAAAGCAACCATATAATGGCATTTGGAGACATAGGCAAGATAGTGAAGAACGTGGGAGGGGGCATATTCAACAGGACCCTGGGCAGGCTCACGGGTGCTGGTATTTCCACGGATTCCAGGATCGTCAACGCCAGGGCCAAATGGTCCGGACGTTCGGACAAGACCGACTGGCGTGTGAGACTACAGGTACCAGATGGACCTTTAACCAAATTTTTTGATTTCAACAACAATCCCATAATGCAACCATTGGCGGCATCACAGGGCATATTCTGGCCATTGACACCAGCGGTGGTGATACAACATTCCGCAAACTACAACGCCATGGATCAGGTGCACAGCAACTATCCACACCAGGCCTACCAGAACTCACAGGTGGACTCCATGAACATAATCGGAGAATTCCCTGTACAGAATTCTGAGGACGCAAAGCACTGGGTGGCAACTGTGAATTTTTTAAGGACAGCGACCAAGATGTTCTTTGGCAGTGAGGATGGCATAGACGGACTCAAAGGTAATCCACCACCAATCATGCACCTGTATGGTTATGGGGATCACATGTTCAACAAGGTGCCAGTTGTGATAAACACATTCAACGTTGAGTTGCGACCGGGCATAGATTACATCAGTACAAAACAGAGCGATGTTTATTCACAGAGACCGGGCAACGTCAGTGACTTGGTACAGACTGGCGATTCACAGACCTGGGCACCAACGCTGTCAAACATTTCAGTCCTGGTGACACCGATCTACAGCAGGGATTCGATCAAGAACTTCTCGATGAAGAAATTCGTTCGTGGAGAACTCAATGGCAAGGGTAGCAACGAGGTAGGATTCATCTAATGGCCAAGTACTCAAACACATCACCGTATTTCGAAACCAGTGAGGTAGCAGACTACCTGGACATACTGAATCCAAGGACGCTGACCGCGGAGGATGACGATCAAAGTTACACCATAGAGAGGACATACGCTTACAGGCCAGACCTGTTGGCCTATGACCTATACGGCTCACCAAGGCTTTGGTGGGTGTTCGCACAGCGTAATCCAGACCAGATAGAGGATCCCATATACGACTTCAAACCAGGAGTGACGGTTCAACTGCCAAAGAAAGAGAACCTGCTCAAAGACCTAGGAATATAACCCATGGTAGGAAAATATAATGGTCCTGATTTTGGGTTCGTAAAAAATGCAAGGGCAGACAAATACAGGAACTTCGATGAATCAGCGGCCTACGCCAGGAAGGCCAGCATAAAAACACTTCCGCTGGAACCGGATCCCAACGTACTTCACAAGTTCGCATCTTACAACACCATATTCACTCTGTCTGCGTTGAGCACCCGGGAGATACGTAATCCCAAGCAGTTCTTCAACGGTGCACCACACGACATCATAGCGAGGAGCGGTGGAATAGGAGCCGCCGCCAACACAAACAACAGGCCACCGGGTGAACGAGAGAGGTTCACGGAAGACACCAAGGAGACCATCAGCAAGAGTGCCGCGTTGCGAGACGCCCTCAACAGGAGCACCACAGAATTCTACAAGAACAATGATCTCTACTTCAAGAACGTTGAGATGACATCCATACCGGGATTGAACGAGAAGAGGCGTCTGACCAGTGTCACCAACATCATGATGGAGTTGGTGGAACCGTCGGGACTGACGCTGTTGGAGAAAGTGAAAGCGGCCGCGGCCAACAACGGCTTCCTGGATCACCTGGACGCACCCTACTTGCTGACAGTGGAGTTCAAGGGCTTCGACGAACAGGGCAGGGAAATAAAAGAGAACACAGATTTCATAAAGAGGGTCATACCCATCAAACTGATCACCATGGACATAGACGTGAACCAGGGAGGATCCTACTACAACATCAAGGCCATACCATACAACGAGTTCGCCCTGACCAACAACTTCATGTATCCGAGGACTAGTGGAACATTGGCTTCAACGAACAGGACCTTCAAGGACGCTGTGCAGGATCTACAGAACATATTGAATGAACAGAATCAAGACGAGCAGGTCAAGGGATACAACCAATTCCCAGACAGGTATGACATATCGATCAGCCAGGACCTCAACCCCGAAGCACAACTGTCGTATGAACTGCTGGGCCAGTCCGGGATGACACAGAAAAAAGAAATCGCCGCCCCTGGCGAAGAATCTTTCACCATGGAATACATCAAGTTCAACTCTTCGGTTAACCTTTTGAAAATGCTGGAAGAACTGATGAAGACCCATCCGGACTACGGAGCCAAGAGTTTCGACGAGTGGAGCCAGGCGGTATCCACACCGGGGTCAACAACGTTTGATCCAAACGGTGCTCTGTCCACGTACTTCAAGTACTTCAGGATACGTACAGCCATCGAGCCCCAGGGCGATTTCGATGAGATACGACAGACCAATGCCAAGGTCATAAGGATCGTGGTTGAACCGTTCTACATCAGCGCCTACAACCTGGCAACGGCGGGCATACACCAGGACAAGAACTACCAAGGATACGTGGCCAAGGCCTACAACTACATATTCACAGGTGATAACCTTGACATACAGAACCTTGACATAAACTACAAGGTGGCCTACTACCAGTCAAGATTGAAGGACCTGGAGGCCAGCGATAGCAGGACGTTCACGCAGAGCAACAAGGATGAGATAGAGGAGACGGGTACACCGACCAACAGGAAGAGACCGGATGATATGCCAGACCATTTGAATTTTCTTCCACTCAAGAGTGAACCGTCAGTGTACAAGAGTTCCAACAGCAACCGTACTGGCAAAGCAGACGCCAGGGTGGACCAGTTCTTTGACGCCATAACCAATCCCACCGCGGACATGGTGGTGGTCAACATGAGCATACTGGGTGATCCCGCATGGTTGGGCCAGAGCCAGTTCATTCCGGCTACGCCTGTCAACGCCAGCGGCAGTTCGCAGGACAACAACATAGATTTCTTCAGGGGAGGTGTAAAAGACAACGTCTGGAATCCCGACCTGAAATGTTTCAACTACGACGTGGCCGAACCCATAACAAACCTCACATTTAAAGTGCCACAGGACTTTGACGACAAGACCGGTGTGTACGAGATGTCAACGGCACAACAGGCGGTGTTCTCGGGTCTCTACAGGGTCACACAGGTGCAACACAGTTTCACTGATGGACAGTTCACACAGACACTGACCATGGTGCGATTCAACAACCAGGACGGTAAAGTTACCAACACCAGCAACGAGAAAATCACCAAGAAAAATGGTGTGGTGACAGGGGTCACTAATCCCAATCAACGGGCGAGACAGGACATAATTAGTGGAGCACTAGGATCATTATAATGGCAGGCAGAGATTACTTAAAGGGACACGCATCAACATCGAAGGCACCGGGCAATGACACCGCTTGGTCGGGAGAGAGTGCAGGTCCATACATAGGTGTGGTCAAGAACAACATTGACCCATTGAGGATGGGCAGATTGCAGGTCAACATTCCCAGCCTCAGCAAGACCAATGATCCCATCAGTGGCAACTTGGTCACATGTGAATACCTTTCGCCTTTCTATGGCGCCAAGGACGCCAGACACAGCATTCCAGGTTCGACGGCGTACAATGATAGCCAGCACAGTTATGGCTTCTGGGCGGTACCACCTGACATAGGAACCAGGGTGTTGGTGATATTCGCGGAAGGCAAGATGGACCAGGCGTTCTGGATAGGTTGCGTGCCGGAGCCCATGACCAACCAGATGACACCGGGCATAGCATCAAGCACACTGACCCACGATGCCTTGGACGGCACCTTCGAGGGAGCGGACGCAGGATTCCAACAAGACAAGAAATCAAGATATGGCACGACCAACGTGCCAGCAGGAGAAGTCAATAGGACCAACACGGGGGCGACACCACAACAGATTGCCAATGCCAAAAGGCCCATACACCCATTTGCCGAGACTTTGCTGGAACAAGGGTTGAGTGTGGATGACATCAGGGGTAACACCTCCAGTTCGGCACGTAGGGAAACACCCAGTCAGGTTTTTGGTATTAGCACCCCGGGCCCTAAAAACACGTCTTCGAAAAAACAATACATAGGAACCAAGGATACCAGGAAAGACGATTTCGTCACAAGAAAGATCGGACACACTTTCGTCATGGATGACGGCGATGTAAACGGTGACAACCAACTGACAAGATTGAGATCGGCATCGGGACATCAGATATTGATGCATGACACAGAGGGTGTCGTGTACATAGCCAATGGTACAGGAAATGCCTGGATAGAGATGGACAAGTCTGGTAGGATAAGTGTTTATTCGAACAGAGGCATCAACGTCCGATCTGAAGGTGACTTCAATCTACACGCCGACAAGAATATAAATTTCCATGCCAAGGAGAATATTAAATTCACCTCAGAAAAAGATTTAGTCTTAAATTCCCAAAGTTACTTGTATGCCATGGGAGAGTCTGGTGTATTAAGTGCATCACAGAAAGGCAGTGTGAGGAACTATGCTAGGGACGGGATAAGTTCATTCACGGACGGAACACAGTTGCATGGGGCAGGCGGCAGGATAGATCTCGCAGGATCACAGGTGCACTTCAACAGTGTTAGTGCCAGGAAATCATGGGGACCGTCATGGTTGCAACCTTCACACAAAAAAATTGATCTAGAGCCAGTAAAGGTTGAAGATATAATCGCAGAACAACCCATCAAAGATGGACAGAAAAACACAGAACAAACAGAAACAACAATCAAAGACTACAAGACAGATAAAGAGAAAGACGCATTTGTCACACACGAACCATACACCAGACCGGTGGGCGGTAGAGACAAAGACGACATAGCGTAAATATAGCATATGGCATACGGGGATTCAGGATCAGGAGATTTATCAAACAAGTCAGTGACCTTCAAGGGGTTCAGCTCACGTGCGGACAAGCAGAACTTCAAACTGTACGACTTCGAGGTTGCCAAGCAGGATCTGATCAACAGGTTGAGTGTGCGTAAGGGCGAGAGGGTTGAGAACCCAGAATTTGGTACGATAATTTATGACGCCATATTTGAACCATTCACAGAGCAACTCAAAGACGCCATAGTGGAGGACATAACCGCCAATTTGAACGCAGATCCACGGATCAGCACAGAGGAGATCTTGGTCACGGAAGCGGACAAGGGCATAGCCATACAGGCCACTATAACCTTTGTTCCACTGAACATCACCGAGAAACTGCGATTCAACTTCGACGAGAACTCACTACTGCGTCTATCTTAATATACGCACATTTTCTAACACATAAATACCGTTGTAATTACAATGGCCACAACAGATAGACAGAACAGATTATTAGTAGCGGAAGATTGGAGGAAGATCTACCAGGCTTTCCAACAGGCCGACTTCAAATCATACGATTTCGAGACCTTGAGAAGGACCATGGTAGCATATCTACAGGAGAACTACCCGGATGACTTCAACGATTTCGTTGAGAGTTCTGAGTATGTGGCACTGATAGATCTTATTGCTTACATCTCACAAGCACTTTCATTCAGGGTTGACCTGAACGCCAGGGAGAACTTCCTAGAGACAGCGGAGAGAAGGAATAGTGTACTAAGGTTGGCGAGATTGATCAACTACAACGCCAAAAGGAATCAACCAGCAACAGGACTGTTAAAGATAGATTCAATATCGACCACACAGGATGTACAGGACAGCACAGGGACAAATCTAGCAAATCAAAATATTATTTGGAATGATTCAGCAAACTCAAACTACAGGGAGCAGTTCACTGCGATACTGAACGCGGCAAACCAGACTGGACAACTGTTTGGCAACCCAAGGGAATCAGGCACAATCGGTGGTATCACCACAGAGGTATACACTTTAAGTTCCAATCAGTTGGATCTACCCATATTCAAATTTCAAAAATCAGTTGGCGGCGTATCGAGAGCATTCGAGATAGTGCCCAGCACTATTAATGATTCTGATTCAATATACGAATCTTCACCAGTGCCCGGAACGGGACTGACCTACACCTATAGGACCGATGGATCAGGAGACAGTTCAAACAACACAGGTTTCTTCTTCCTGTTCAAACAAGGCACAATGCAGAACCAAGAGTTCACTGTGGACACAGCGATCACAAATTATGTTAAAAGTTTTGAGACATCCAACATCAACAACACAGACGTGTGGTTGTACAAGTTAGACCAATTCGGACAGTTGTCAGAGTCATGGACCAAAGTTCCATCATTGTCAGGGAACAACGCAATTTATAACTCTCTGTCAAAGGCAGAGAGAAACACTTACAACGTGGTGACCAAGAACAACGACGCGATCGACTTTGTGTTTGGAGACGGCAACTTCTCTAACATACCACTTGGAAGTTTCAGGACCTACTACAGGGTCAGCGACAACGCCAAGTATGCGATACAGTCATCGGACATACAGAACGTACAGTTGACCGTGCCATACACGGACGCCAACGGTGCACAGCAGAGTTTGACCATGAGCATAAGTTTGAAGGCCAGCGTTTACAATTCAGCCGCCACGGAATCCAATGATTCAATCAAAGAAAAGGCCGCACAGGTCTACTATTCACAGAACAGGATGATCACAGCAGAGGACTACCAAGTGGTGCCTTTGAGTGCGTCACAGGAGATAGTGAAAGTGAGATCCGTAAACAGATCAGCATCAGGTATATCGAGGGCAAAAGAAATACTTGATCCAACCGGTGCATATTCTAACGTGAGTGTGTTCGCAGAGGACGGAATATTATACAGGGAAGAATCTCTACAGCAGTTCACATTCACTTTCAACAACAGGAGTGACATACAGTCAACAATAGACACATCTGTAGAAGCGAAACTTAAAGAAGCGTATGCTAGGCAGTTCTACTATCTGAAGTACGGAACTAAAGATGCCAGCACACTTTCCGCAACATGGAATTCGACCACAACATCGACCAACACCAACACAGGTTATTTCACTTCTGGTGGAGCGTTGGTGATAGGTGATTCGGCCACTTCCAACATGAAGTTCGCCAAACCGGGTGCATTGGTCAAGTTCACATCACCAGACACCAGGAAGTTCTTGAACGGTACACTAGTAACCTCTACTACGGACAATGCAGAAGACAGGGCATGGGCCAAGATAGGAGATGTTGTGCTTGATGGAGCCAACGGTGGAGTTGGCAATCTTGAATCAGGGGTAGGTCCTGTGACTCTGGCAGACATCATACCAAACGGGTCTGTGGTCAATGCCATAATCCCTAATTTTACAACTTCGTTTTCATCAACACTAGAAACAGATTTGCAAGACAGGATAGAGGCTTACGAGGAATTTGGATTGAGATATGACGTCGATTCAGAAACATGGAAGGTGATAACATCAACAAATTTAAGCACTAGCACAGTCTTTGATTTAGCCGGAGCGGGATCAACCACAGGCACAAACGCTGATGCTAGTTGGTGGTTCAAGTTCACAAATGACGGCAATACATATACGGTGCAGTACAGGAAATTAGATTATATATTCGAATCTGAATCACAGAACAAGTTCCATTATGACGTGGAAGAGAAAATTTACGATTACACAACAGGCAAGAGTGTCAAGGACACAGTCAAGATATTGAAGACCAATAGCATTGTTTCAACGGGCAATAGTGTTGGATATCCAATCACGTGGCAAGTGGTTGACGTAGTCACAGAAGCAGACGGTTTCCAGGATAACAGGAAAGTAAAGATTGGATTCTTTGATGCTGATGATGATGGAGTAGTAGACAACCCTGAAATATTTGACATTTACGTTGAGCCTACACTTTCGGAATCTACTAAATTTGTGTTCTTTGAAAAGTACACGTCCTATGACAACATCGAAAGATTCAGACCATACGCATCAACCAACTTTGTTGTTGCTGAAAAAGAAACAGACATCAATTTAAACACGTCCACTTATACCGACGAGCAACTATTTTATTTCTATGACAGTGCCGAGGACGTGATCAAGAAGTACAGTTCTACCACCAACACTTTAAGCACTACTACTGACTACACAGCAAGGAAAGGCAGAGGTTCTATTAATTTCCAGTACAAGCACCACGCAGGACAGGAAACCAGAATTGATCCTAGTGTATCAAACATCGTTGACGTATATCTGTTGGAGAGAACCTATGACAACCTGTTCAGAATCTGGTTGCAGGAAGGTGGATCGAAACCAACTGTGTCCACAGCAGACCAGTTGAGGATAAATTACTCAGGCACACTTAACCCATTGAAATCTTTATCTGATCAAATCATTTACCATCCAGTAAAATACAAAATTTTGTTTGGTTCAAATGCAGATGAACAACTACAGGCAACTTTCAAGGTTGTTAAAAATCCAAAGACCAATGTGTCAGATGCAGTGATCAAGACCAGAGTGATCGCCTCAATAAACGAATTCTTCGCACTAGACAACTGGGATTTTGGAGACACTTTTTACTTCACAGAATTGGCCGCTTACATACACAATCAACTAGCACCAGACTTGTTGACAGCGGTTATTGTGCCCAACCAGTCAGGACAGGGTTTTGGGTCCTTGTTCCAACTTGACTCAGCGGCAGACGAAATTTTCATCAGTGGGGCCACCGTTGATGATGTGTCAATCATAACAGCACTGGGAGCCAACCAACTGGCGGCCTCCGGCACTGTGGTCACATCGACATCAACTGCCACGACGAACACCACGACAGGATCAGCAGTGTCAGGCTCTACTACAACAGGTTCCGGTTCAAGCACCGGCAGTAGTGGGTCAGGATACTAATGGCGGACAATCCCACAAACGCATTAACAAATAACGAAGTTGTCAAACAGGGCACGAACGAGTACAGACGTACAGTACAGCACCTACCCGCTTTCTACAGGACGGACGCTAACCAGCGGTTCCTGGCCAGCACCATGGATCCGTTGGTACAGAAAGGTTCACTGGAGAGGCTGGATGGTTACATTGGTAGACAGGACGCATACACAAGGAGTGTCAGTGATAGATATATCACCGCAACAAGCAGGGACAGATTCGCATATCAGTTAGAACCTGCAGTCACATACACGGATAGAGACACAACGTCGGTGAATCCTGAAGATCAGGTCAAGTTCACAGGAACGTACGATGATTATATAAACCAGATAAAGTATCTGGGAGGCAAGGTAAACAACCACGACAGGCTCAACAAGGAGACCGTGTACAGTTGGAACCCAGCCATAGACTACGACAAATTAGTCAACTACAGAGAATACTACTGGATGCCGGATGGTCCTAGCTCTATTGAAATTGATTCTGTTGGACCAAGTGTGGTAGCGGAATACAGTGTAAAAAACAACAGTCAATCAGCATACGAGTTCACACACAGGGAGAATGAGAACAATCCCATACTGACACTATACAGAGGCAACACATACAAGTTCAGTGTGAATGCCAAAGGACACCCTTTCTGGATAATGACCGAACCCTACAAGAGCAAGGTTTCATTAGACGGATCAACATCTACCATATTTGACACAGGTGTCACTAACAACGGTGCCGACGAAGGAACGGTCACATTCACCGTGCCCACGTCTGGTGCACCAGACACTTTATACTACCAGTGTGGCAACCATGATGCCATGTACGGCATACTACAGATAAAAGATGCCACAAGCACCACAGCGATAAATGTCGAGGACGATATCATAGGGGTCAAGAATTACAGTATTAGAACTCTGGACCTATCAAACGGTATGAAGATAAAATTCACAAATTCCCTAGTGACAAGTTCTTATCAAGACAAGGAATACTACGTAGAGGGTGTTGGTGATGCCATAACATTAACCGATGTGGAGGATCTTATCACACCAGGCAGTTATGCCACTGAATCTACGCTACTGTATGATCAAGCAGGATACGATTCACGTCCATACGCCAAAGCGTTCTACACACCAGAAAACAAAGATTATATGACGATCAAGAGAGACTCACGTGATCAGAATGCCTGGTCAAGATACAACAGATGGTTCCATAAATCCGTCATAGAGGAAACTGCGAGGGTAAGTGGATTCACTCCCGTCCTTGATGAAGATGACAGAGCAAAGAGACCGATCATAGAATTTGATTCTGGACTTGCATTATACAATCATGGCACTGTGGCCAAAAGATCCATCACACTGTATGACACAGTCACAACGGACGCATTCAGCACAGTGGTCAAACAGACAGGCTACATCATTGATGGACTGGCACTAGCAGACGGAATGAGAGTCATATTTGCGGCGGACACAGATCCAATAGTAAAGAACAAGATATATGACGTCAACTTTGTGACAGCGGGAGATTCTACGCAAGTCATTAACTTGACCGAAGCGTCGGATGCCACACCCACCGCAAACGATTCAATTTTCATCGAATTTGGAACAAATAATCAAGGCAAATCTTTTTACTATGATTCAACAACAGAGACTTTCAAAGAATCACAGCAGAAAACAGGAGTAAATCAGCAACCTCTGTTCGGTATGTGGGATAACAATCACATCTCGTTTGATGATGATGTAACATATCCCAATTCAACTTTCGCAGGAGCAAAAGTCTTTGCTTACGCAACGTCAGACACGGCAACCATGGACACAGTATTAGGAATCAAAGTCAAGTACAACACAATTAACAATGTGGGCGACATAGTCTTTGAATCAGACCATACATCAGAAACGTTCACTTACAAGGACGGTGCACAGACATTAACAAAAAATTTAGCAGAAGGCCATCTGCACTACACAACAGGAAGAGCAACACACAATTCACGTAGTGCCTGGATCAAAAGGACGACGGAAAACAAACAGCGTGTGATGAGGACTTTCATAGTCGACGCAACTGAGAAGCAGTTGTTCCCGATTGACTTCTACAAGGATTCAGCGGAACTAACCGATCTTGAAGTATCAGTTTCTGTAAACGGTTCGCGTAAGACACTGACCACCGATTACACACTAGAAACAGGAACAAAAAACAAATACGTAAAATTTAATACTGCCCTTGAAGTCGATGATCAGATCAGGATAGCAGGACACAGCAGTACTGACAAGATTGCTGAAAAGGGTATATACGAGATACCGGAAAATTTAGCGACAAACAGTCTCAACCAACAGTTAGGCACATTCACATTTGGACAGATACTGGCCCATGTCAGAGATATACTTGACAAGAATCAAGATGTCACAGGGGCGATACCAGGAGTTTCGAATCTACGAGATAAACCAGATGCGAGATTGAAGGGCGGTAGCATACACCAACACGAAGGGCCATTGCTCCCAGCCATATTTGGGTTGGTGGATCAGAATTCCAACGTAACTTCATCGATAGATTATGTCAGCCAGGAATACGAGAAATGGTACAATGCTTTCTTGACACACGCCACAGGCACTGCTTACGAAGGCGTGGCCGCGGACAGAGTCGATGAAATTATAACAGCCATAACACCAGGAAGGAACAGCACGTTTCCATTCTTTTATGAGGACATGTTAGGGTGGGGAGAAAATGTTTCAACGAGATCATACACAGTGATGGGATCATCTCAGACCGAGTATGCTCTCGACTCACAACACAACATCACAACATTGAGCAATAGAGCAGTATACGTTTATCTCAATGACGTTCAGTTATTATTAGGAACAGATTACACTTTCAGCACAACAGACGATAGTGTCAACATTAGCAAGGCATTGGCCGAAGGCGATAAGATCTTGATCAAAGATTACGCAGACACCACGGGCAGTTACATGCCACCGTCACCGACTAAACTGGGAATGTATCCCAAGTTCACACCGGAGACATTCACAGACACTACGTATCTCACAGACACAGCGGTTATCCGTAAGCACGACGGTTCCATAATCAAGGCGTATGGAGATGAACGTGATGATTTAATATTAGAGTTGGAAAAAAGAATTTACAACAACATCAAGGTGACCTACGATGCCACTTTGGTAGACTTACACGATGTGTTGCCAAGTGCTTTCACATCAACGGAATACACGCTACAAGAAGTGGACGGGGTGATGGGACCTGATTTCTATCAGTGGGCAGGTCGCAACAATGTGCAGTACATCAACAACACAGCGTTCACAGAAGGATCACCATTTACGTACAACTATGCTAGATCAAAAGGCAGACTGATAAATGAAAACTTACCAGGATACTGGAGAGGCATATACAAATATTTCTACGACACAGATGCTCCGCATGTCAGACCATGGGAGATGTTGGGTCATTCAGAGAAGCCTAGCACGTGGGACGCTACCTACGGAACTGCTCCATACACATCAGGCAATGATGTCTTATGGAACGCGATAGCAACTGAGCCTGGCAGATACGGCAAGCCTTTGATCAGGAACTACCTACCTGTTGATGCATCGGGTAACCTACTAGATCCATTGGCGGCGGGACTAGTTGACAATTTTGATATACCAGGAAGGCAGAATGCATGGAAGTTTGGCGATCAAGCACCAGCGGAGACGGCATGGAGGAGATCCAGTGCTTACCCATTCACGGTCATAAAGACATTGGCACTGACTAAACCGGCCAAGTTCTTCTCTAATTTATTTGATCCATCCAGATTAACGACTAACGTTGCAGGCAACCAGATCAACACAGAGACTGGTATCAGGAACACACTGGCAACAGCGAAATATCATCTGGAAACAGAAACAAATACAGCAACAGGTGTAACGACAAGATACCAGACGGCAGGATATCAACCCTTTGTGATCAATTATTTGATATCAAGGAACCTAGACACTAAAACTTTTTATTATGATAAAATGAAGAACTTATCTGTACAACTATCGTACAAGTTGGGCGGATTCACAGACAAAGACAATATAAAGATCTTAACAGACAGCGTGTCTCCGGGATCTAAGTCAGGGTCAAAATTCATACCAGATGAAAACTACAAGATACTTTTCAGGACATCAAATCCTGTAGAGAGTTACCAATATTCTGGTGTGCTGATCGAGTACAACACAGATATCAGCCAGGATGGATCTACATTACTGGGCGGATACAAGGTGTTGGGTTACAGCACTACCAAACCATATTTCAATTTCAACTATCCGGTCAAGACCACGACGGCCACAGCGGTATCGATCGAGGGGTCGACAGTAGTCAGACAATACACTGCATACCAAGAAACCACGCAGACCATACCATATGGTCACGTGTTTGACACCATACAGGACGTTACAGACTTCTTGTTTGGCTATGGACAATGGCTTGAATCACAACAATTCCGATTCAACAAGTTCTCGAACGAACTCAAAGAAACACTGAACTGGTCAAATGCTGTACGAGAATTTTTATTCTGGACCACACAGGAATGGGCTCCAGGATCAGCGATAACTGTTTCTCCGGCCGCTGATGGTTTCGAACTAGACACCAACAACAGCATTGTTGGTAAACTGAAGAACCTGGCAGGTGACTACTCATTGTTGGATTCAGGAGGTAGGATGATTGACATCAGTGAGATATCAACCAAACGAATTGGCAAGACTTTTGAACTAGGGATCAAGTCCGACACGGTTGGACTGTACAACATAGCACTGAACACCGTACAGAAGGAACACGTACTGTTGTTCGACAACAGCACAGTGTTCGCTGACATCATTTATGATCCATTCACAGGATTCAGACAACAGAGACTGAAACTGGTGGGTTGGAAGACAGCAGGATGGAATGGAGACTACTACGCACCTGGCTTCGTATTTGACGCCGCACAGGTCACATACTGGACTGCCAACACAGACTACAGGATCGGCGACAGCGTAGAGTACCAAGGCAAGTTCTACGTGGCAAAAACCAATCACAACTCGGGTGCCACTTTTGAAAAAACCAACTGGACACTCAAAGATGAGAAACCAGCACCACAGTTGATACCCAACTTCGAGTACAAGATAGCACAGTTCAACGACTTCTATGATTTAGAGACCAACAACTTCGACGAATCGCAACAGCAGTTGGCCCAGAGGCTCACAGGATACCAGTCGAGGGACTACCTGGAGAACCTTTTCGTCAATGACGTGTCGCAGTACAAGTTCTACCAAGGCTACATCAGGGAGAAGGGCACACAGAACGCCATAGACAAGATCTTGAAGGCCAAGTATGAGGGAGAGGACATCACGCTGGACCTGTATCCGGAATGGATGATTCGTACAGGTAACTTTGGTAACACAGATTCAATACAGAACATACAGATCACGTTGAAAGACGACGAGATCACGGCAAATCCACAGAGCATAGAGTTGTTGGACACAACCAATGACACGGTAGAATATGCAAGATCAGATGCCATAGTCAAAGACAACTTCTACTACAAGCCAGTTGAGTACACGGCATCTACCACCTTCCATAGATTGGACTACACCAAGGAAGGGGTCAGCAGGGACACAGCACAGGTCTTTAAGACCGCAGGGTATCCTCAACCACAACAGGTACAGCACACAGCGTTCAACATAGAAGAGATCCTCAACTTGGACATGAACGCTATATCAACCAATGATCTAATATGGGTTGCCAACAAAAGCAACAGGGATTGGGACGTTTTCAGGATCACGAGTGCAAGTATAAAGATAGCAGATCTACACTTGATAAACGATGCCTCACAGTTGGAGATCACGTTCACTGGCTCCCACAACCTGACGGCAGGGTCAACGACCACACAGGCAGATTATTTTGGAATATCAAACAGCGAGGAAGCAACACTTAATGGTGTGTACCAGGTCAGTGCAACGCCGGACCACAAGACAGTGATCATAGATTATGACGGCAATGTGGGATTCATTCCCGCACTGGAGGACGGGTCAACGGCAGACAGTTACGGAAACATCTACAAGTTCGTGTCTGTGAGATTAGCGTCAATGGACAACGTCAACGACCTGATAGATTTTGAAAATTACACAGACAAGGATGATGCTATAGAACAGCCGGGAGACAAAGTGTTCGCAGATGCGGACAGTTCAGGATTGTGGCGTGTTTACGAGAAGCAAGATCCGTACACCACAGCGATAGTCTTATCGCCAGACGCCAGCACAGCAGAGCAGGAGTTTGGACACAGGATCGTGGCACGTAATGACGGAAGGACGGTGATTGCGTCCGCACCAGGCAAAGGCCAAGGTGAGGTACACTTCCTGTTTAGATCTTCCACAGAAGCAGGAGCAACATTACAGACGCAGTCAACAGCCACCATGACAGACAACAACGACAACACCAGCAGGCTGGGAGAGTCTCTGTCGATCAGTACTGACGAGAACTTTGTGGTCGCAGGAGCACCATACACCAATGCAGTTGGCGCCGATGGAAGCACAAGATTTATTGATTCAGGGCTGGTCAAGGTCTACATATGGGATCAAAGCACATTCAAGTATGGGCTACTAGACACAGTGAGAGCACCTACAGATGGTTCGACGTTGAATGAGAATGCCAACTTTGGGTGGGCACATAAGGTTTCGGAACCTGGCACTAGTTCTGTTAGATCAACCCCTGACAAATACATGTTCGTATCAGCACCAGGTCATGACAACGACAAGGGTCGGGTGTACATGTACACGTGGGGAATTGGTGCAGACGGATCAACATACGACACTTGGACACAGGACTACACCATAGAAGCACCGGCGGGTGGGTCAGGACAGAGATTTGGACACAGGATACAGGCCAACGACAACGGTGATATTCTGGCAGTAAGTTCACTTGCACCAGGCAATGCAGGCAAGGTAGAGATATTCATCAAGACATCACAAAGCAATGATGGTAGCACACAGAATTCATTCGCACTGGCACAGACCTTGACAGGTGTGGCGTCAGACGGGTCAAGCATAAACACAGCGTTTGGTGAATCCATAGCAATGAGCAAGGATGGCACTACACTTATCATAGGTGCACCAGGTGTTGATGGCACTACACATCCAGATGCGGGGGCCATATACTACTACAAATGGAACGCAGACGATTCAACAAACACTTACACCTTACAACAGACCATAACTGCACCTGAATCAAGTACCAACATCAAGTTTGGTACAAGTCTAGATATTAATAATAATGGTACAAGGATTATAATAGGTGCAGAAAAATTTGCGAGCTCTAGGGAGATGAAATTTGACGCAGGCGAGACGACGTTTGATCTACAGGATACTACTATAGTTGACAGCAACACAGAATCCGGAGGTGCGTTCACGGCAACCATGTACAACACAAAATACATCGTGGATGACAGATTGATGACAGACAATGTCACAGCAGACGATGACTTTGGAAGAGGCGTTTGCATGATTGACAATTCCGTTTTCGTTGGAGCACCAAAAGACGACGGCAACACAACATCAGATGGAAGCACCAAGGTAGTGAACGATGGTACTGTAGCGTGTTACGATCTCACAGTGAATGGTCAATATGCATGGAATAACCTAGTCACTGAAACGGCGTTGATGGACACTGATAAACTGGGCAAAGTTTTTGAATTCAATAAAAAAACAAAACAATTACAAGACTATTATGATTTGTATGATCCTATAAAAGGCAGAATACTTGGTTTAGCAGACAGGGAGATCGACATCAAGACTGCGTGGGATCCAGCGACCTACAACGTGGGGGACAAAGCCGACCTTAAAACATCATGGGCGGAGACGCACGTAGGAGAGGTATGGTGGGATCTATCTACGGTCAAATGGTTGTGGTACGAACAAGACACACAGGAATACAAGCAAAATCATTGGGGACAGACGTTCCCAGGTTCAAGCATAGATGTTTACGAATGGGTAGAGTCAAGACTGTTACCGAGCGAATGGAATAACAGGCCGGAAGGCACAAGTGTTACAATATCTGGAACAGCACTTTATGGTGACGATTCGAATTACACAGTGGTTCAGAAATATGATTCGAGATTGGACAGTTTTGTCAACTTCTACTACTACTGGGTCAAAGATAAAACGACACTACCAATAAACAGATCAGACGGAGATAGACACATACACAAACACAGGAAAAACACTGTGGCTTTTGTTGCCAACCTGATTGCAAATCCTAGGACATTTGATTACAAGTACTATTCTATCACAGACACTAACAAATTATTATTGAATAATGTTACAAATTTAACCAATGACGATATAGTCCTGAATGTAGATATAAGAACAAATACGTTCGAGGGAGATTCACACAGCATATGGAAATTAGTCAAGGAAGGCGATGCTGACTACAGGCCAGGACTTCAGACAGAGACACGTTGGTGGGATTCGTTGATAGGTAAAAATTCTGCAGGTGACTTAGTTCCAGATGTTAACCTGCCGGTAAATGAGAGATACGGCAACAACATCAGACCAAGACAGAGTTGGTACGTTGACAGGTATGATGCCCTGAAAGAGATCATAGATTACGCAAACAGTGTCTTGAAGAACAATCAATTGGTGGGACAGGTCAATCTAACAAACTTGGATTCCCAAGATCCACAACCCACAGCACAGAGTGGCGAATGGGACGCTTCGGTGGAAACATATGCTGATTTGACTTACATAAACACAGCAGATCTTTCAGGAACAGTGAATTACTTGGTCACGGCAGACGAGACAGCCAACAACTACTGGGCGATATACACCTGGGATGGCACGGAATGGTCAAGGACCAAAATACAAACTTACAACACTTCTGCATACTGGAGTTACACTGATTGGTACAAGACAGACGGTGACATGGTGCATGATGACAATACCAAGATCGACAAACAGGTCACGTACCAGTACGAATTGGACACACTGGATCTTGCGATAGGTAAACATGTGAAAGTGACAAGTGCGGACACAGGTGGCTGGAAACTGTTTATGAGGACAGCAGACGGATGGGAAAATGTTGGGACAGAAAATGGGACCATCAGGTTAAGCACTAAACTTTACGACTACAGCCAGGACGGATCAGGATTCGCAGGACAGGACAATTTCGATGACAACTTCTTTGATCAGGAACCAAGCATAGAGACCAGGAAGGTTTTGACTGCACTGAGAGATGATCTATTCATTAATGACCTAGCAGGTGAATACAACACATTGTTTTTTACAGGATTGAGAAAAGTACTTTCTGAACAGACATATGTGGACTGGATGTTTAAGACATCGTTTATAAATGCAAAAAATTCTGTGAGGCAACTGGACCAGAGGAAGACCTACACAACAGGCACTGACAGTTGGATCGAGAGTTACATCAATGAAGTAAAGCCATTCCATACAAAATTGAGGGAGTACAAACTTGCCTATGACAAGACTGAAACACAAGACGGTATATTCTCTGACTTTGATAATCCAACTTTTTATGATGCCACAACAGGCAAAATCAGGAGTCTCAACGTTGATTTAGACACAGCGAAATTGACGGAGTATCCGTATCAGATGTGGTATGACTACCATAAGAAATATGTGCAGTCGATAACTGTCACAGCAGGTGGCTCAGGATACGAAGTGGCACCGACAGTGACTATTCTAGGCGGAACTACGGGATCAACGGGACCTTTCCAGATACAGGCGACTAGTTCCTCTGGTGCTACAAGCGGACAGTTCGGTTACTACTATCCCTTATTCACTAGTAAGAAACAGGCAGAGATATATGACACACAGAATTCAGGCTCAGGCACAACCAAAACTTATACTTTTGACGGGTACACCGACACATTCTATGGTCCTACAGCATCAACCAGTGAAGCACAGGGCGATAAATCAGGCACGTTCAAGATATATGTTACACCAACGACCACTGCGGCAACTGCCACTGCTATCATACAAGGTGGAGCAGTAACAAAAATAAATGTGACAGGTAAAGGTGCGAACTACACAGCAACACCGACGGTTGTTATATCAGGTGGTAAGACAGACGGAACGACACCAACAGACACTGCCAAAGCATATGCCAACCTAAACAACGACCTTGTAAGAGACTTTGACACAACTATAAAATTTGACAGGGTTTCAAGCACTTCACGTGTTGTTGATTGGACGGCATCAACAGCATACGCTTACAACGATTTACTAAGATACAACAATCAACTGTACAAAGTTACAAACGCATTCACTTCAAGCACAGACTTCGATGACAACATAGGAAGTGTGTACAAGGTGTACGGTGACGAGACAGGACTTACAGCGGCAGACAGGACGAAAGGTTTCTACACGCCAGGCTCTGAAATGCCAGGTAATGAACTAGATCAATTGATGACAGGTGTTGACTATGGTGGTACCATGGTTACAGGCCTACTATTCAACCAAGAAGCAGGTTGGGACAAAGCGGGTTGGTATGACTTCCCATGGGACAACTACGGAGACTCGAGAGTCAAGGCGTTCAGGGCAGATGGTTCAACAGCGGCGTACACATTTGACATTGCACCAGCAACGTCAGAAGTATATCAGGTATACTTGACACAAGACGACAGCACAAGGAAAAAATTATCAGATGTAATCAGGGGTGACGGGTCTACAGCGACTTTCACAATCAGTGAGACACCAGAAGAGAACGCATTAGTTGAGTTCATCCCTTTCGATGACGACGGTGTGCTTACTCCGACAGATGATAGGACATTGGACTCTATAGTCAAAGGTGGACTTTTCACATCAGCGTTGGGCCATGCACCGAGTGATATAGTTTTAGAAGGCGACGAGTTTGTATCTCCGGACACAAGTTATGCACCTGAAGAAACTGTGCCAGGCCAGTTGTTTGATACATTGGACATAAAAGTTTACACGTCACCGGAGTCTGGCGTTCCATTCATCAGTGAGATGAATCACAGAGGTAACGGAAGCACAACAACATTCAGCATAGGTGACTATCCTGGCTCACTTGGGTCAGTGACTGTTGCAGTTGACGGTGTGGTACAGAAAGGCAGTGCATTAGATTCAACAGTGTCTGATTATTCAATCAATGTTGCAAACAAAACAATTACATTTGACACGGCACCTGCAAATCACACACAGATATCAACGAAAGTGTTTGCTATATCCGGAGAAAATTACAGAGTGTTGAATTCATTCACAGGAGACGGGAGTACTACTACATTCCTTACTTCAACTAGAGGTGAATTTAATTTAGATTCAACATCTTCTGACATCTATGTCACAGTGGACGGTGTGCCAACAACTGCATACTCGACTACCACTTCGGCCAACACAATCACAGTCGTGTTCGATTCGGCTCCTGAAGCAAGTTCTTATATACAGATAGCCGGTTTCAACAAGTCAGCAACATCTACACGAAGTTATGCAAGTGTCAGAAACCAATCCATAACATATGATGGTTCAACAAACAGATACACTTTGACATATCCACCTGGTGCAATAGGACCGTTCTCTGGTCTTACAACGGTAGAAGTCAATGGTAGGGTGCTACGTGGACCAGACAACACTTATTACTTGGGAGATGGAAGCACTTACACGTATGGTGTGGTTTCAGGATTGGAAGATGACTCAACGGTGGATCCTGCTAAAACTATTTCGAGTGCAAGTGAAGTACAGGTTTTCGTAAACGGTGTCAAGAAAGATTTGAGCACACATTACACTGTGGATGTTGGGAATCAAAATGTTGAATTTGTTACTGCACACGTACCGACTACTACGGATGTGATATGTATTTCAACCTTAGTTGATCATCAGTATTTCAATGAGGGGACTGATATAATATTAGTACCAAGTGCAATTACATCACCTTACAGTTTGAGTTCTAGTGATGTATTATCAGTCACGACATTCAACAACGCTCTAGGCATGAAGCAAAGAAGAGAAGTGTTAGAAGGCAGAAGTAATGGCGTGTTCAAACTAAGATTTGACACCCTTGATGCAGGATACACGTATGTTTGGTTGAATGGGCAACAATTAATACAGGCAAGTGATTACACGGTCAGTGGAAACACAATAACAATCAATGGCAGAACGATCTCATCATCCGACAGGCTTGATGTGATGTACTTTGCGGTAGATTCAGCGGTAAATGCCACGGGATTCAGGATATTCAAAGACATGCTTAACAGGACGTTCTACAAACGTATATCAAAAACAGCAACAACAAAATTAACACTGGACATGACAGAAAGCACACAGACATTTACTGTGGAAGATGGTAGTGTATTGCCTACACCAGATATTGCCAGCAACACCCCAGGCGTTGTGTTCATAGACAAAGAAAGAATTGAATATTTTATCAAGACAGACAACGTGTTGAGTCAATTAAGACGTGGAACTCTTGGAACAGGAATTAAGGAGCATGGATCAGGCACGGAAGTGGTAGATGCGTCTGGTACTCAAACCATCCCTTATGCGGACACAGTGTACACCAACACCTTCACAGGTGACGGCAGTACGTTGACGTTTGCACTATCACAAGCACCATCATCCGCTAGTGAGTTAGACATATTCATTGGTGGCCAACGATTGTTGCTCACTAGCGAGGATGGATCGACTATTAACTATTCTGTGGACGGAAGCACAACAGCAGTAACATTGAGCTCTGCACCTGCTTCAGGAACACAGGTTAAAATTTTACACAAGAAAGGACAGGTATGGTACACGGCACTAGATGGTAATCCAGCAGATGGTAAAGGATTACAGGCTTCCGGCACACAACAGGCTAAATTCATTGCTAACGAGCCTACAAACTCACCTGAATAAATACACTAGATGACACAGGACAACAAACCCACAGAAGCAAAAGAAGAGAACAAAAAGCCTCAGGATAACACGGGTGTTATGATGACGGGGCACATAAAGATTTCAGATCCAGAGACAGGTGAGGTTATCGTGGACAAAAGAAATGCGATACACTACGAGAACATGTCTCAGGCACTTGCTAATTCTTTAGCAAACAAGACAACAGGCTTCGTACATGAGATTGCACTGGGCAATGGTGGTACGAGCGTTGATCCAACAGGTATCATAACTTACCTTACTCCAAACTCAACAGGCACAAATGCATCACTTTACAACCAGACATATTACAAAGTGATAGATGACAACTCCGCAACCAACAAAGACACCACAAGGAACAAGATGGAAGTGAGACACACAGCGGGTAACAAGTACACAGACATCGTTGTCACTTGCACACTGGACTACGGTGAGCCAACAGGACAGGCGGCGTTTGACAACACAACAGATTTCAATGGCGATTATGTTTTTGACGAACTAGGACTTAAGAGTTGGGAAGGAACAGAGAACGGAGCCACTAACAAATTATTAACACACGTTATATTCCACCCGGTACAGAAGTCATTGAACAGACTTATACAGATTGATTACACATTAAGGATACAGAGTTTAACAACATTCACTGAGACTAGTTCAACAGCACTGTCAACATCTAACACAGTCAGTGGAACGACATCGGGTGGTAACACAGGATACTAATGGCATACACTGTTAACAAGACAAATAGTTCAGCGTCACCGAACCAGTACACTGTACAGGATGGTGTGGTAAACACACAGACTGATCTCAGTTTCATAGGAAAAGGTTATGCAGGGTATGGAGAGTCTATAGCGGAGAACTTCCTGCACCTCTTAGAAAATTTTTCAAACACATCAGCACCCACAAAACCCATAGAAGGTCAACTGTGGTGGAATTCAAGCAGTTCAAAGTTGCAAGTTTACAATGGAACGGCATTCCAGACTGCAGGAGGAAGTGCACCTTACCAATCAGATGCGCCAGCCAATTTAGCCGCTGGAGACATATGGATAGATTCAGGAACGGGACAGATGTACTACTACAGTGGAACATCCTCGGTATTAGTAGGTCCACCTAGTTCCACAGGAACAACAAACGGATTCACTTTTGACACAATACTGGATTCCGGAGACTCATCACAGAACATCACAAAATTGTTTAACGACGGAAATCTTATTGCAGTGATTTCAGAAGACGAGTTCACTCCAAAGGCTACACTTTCTGGATTCGCCACTGTGAAAAAAGGTATAACACTTACAACAGCCATATCAGACACAAAATTCCAAGGCACAGCCACAGACGCAGACGCATTAGGTGGCGTTGCGGCGGCCAACTATCTAAGATCAAACGCCAATGACACAACATCAGGCACTATAAGTGTTGCCAATGATGGCGGTATCATTGTTGGAGTGGACAGTGACATGACGTTCACAGTTGACTCCTCAGGTGGCATTATTTCAAACACTGTGAACGACACAGACATCACTTTCAAAGTCAACGATGGCGGAACTACAACCACGGTCATGACCATTGATGGATCAGAATCTAGGGTGGGCATAGGAACTACTACACCATCTACCAAACTACAAATATCAGGGACTACAACGTCAACAGCGTTTGCAGGACCACTGACGGGTAACGTGACAGGTAACGTTACTAGTTCAGGTGCCAACACAATGGGAACATTGGTGTTGGGCGACCAATTGACGACTCAGGAAATTGTGCCAGACACAAATACAACATACGACATAGGAACATCGTTAAAGAAATACAATACTGTATTTGCTAAGGCAACATCGGCGGAGTACGCTGACTTGGCTGAGATATA